GACGATCGCCCCGGTCGCGAACCCCGTCCTAGCCGCGCTTGCGTCGGCCGCGGCGTTCGCGACCGGGGCGATCGTCCCCGTCGCGGTCGCCGCGATCGTGCCGCGTGAGACGGCGGTGGCCGCGGTGTTCGTGGCGGCAGTGCTGATGCTCGCGATCCTCGGCGCGATCGGCGCGCGGGCGGGCGGATCGCCGGTCGTGCGCGCGGTGCTGCGCGTCACTATCCTCGGCTGCGCGGCAATGGCGCTGACCGGGCTGCTGGGGCGGGTGAGCGGGGTGTTGATCTAGGAAAAATGGCGCACCCGAAGGGATTCGAACCCCTGGCCTCTGCCTTCGGAGGGAAAGGGAGCCTAGGTTTAACCTAGGTTTCTAGGTGCAAAGGACGCGCCTACCCCCGTGAACGCATAGCGAACGCAGGCAGAACATCGGCAGTTGTCACCGGAGCCACACCGGACCCGTTCGCGCGCCTAGCGATGCCGTGTTGCTGAACAACGGCTATGCGGCGGGTTCAGCATGCGTCATGCTCGGCGCACCTATCGAGCAGGGATGCCGAACGATGACCGACGAAGAGATGGACGCACTCGAGGCGGAACTCGCCGGCCTGACCGACCAGGAGGTCGTTCGTCGATTGAACGAGGCGCCGGTGGAAAGCCGCGAGTTCGAGATCATCGTCGGCGAGGCGGAGCGCCGGAACCTCGACGGGTGAAGGTCAGCGGCTTCCACGTTGAAGCGGCACTAGTCGCGGCGGCAATGCTGATCGGCCTGGTTGCCGCATTGATTTAGCTGCGTGACCATTGTGAGGCGAAGACATCGGGTTCAGAACATAACAGGAACATGCTACAGAGGCCCGAATCGGTGAGGGTATCGGCATGCGGATCGTCACATCTGAAGAAGCGCGCCGCAATCTCGATGCCGCGGCGCAGGCTCAGGGGTGTACGCATACGATGTGCTCGCGCGCGATCGGGCGCGGAGACGGCTATGTCGGCCGTCATATCCGGGATGGTTCTCCCGTCTTGCTGACTGATCGAGACGCGCGGACGCTCTCCGATTTTCTCGGCGTAGACCCCCGCCTGCTCGGGGTCGTAATGCTGCCAAAACCTAAGCCGGCGCCGCAGTTACCATGGTGGCGGAAGCCGATGCCGACACGATAGATGCGCCGCGCTCGGCGGCGGGTGCGCGAGATCAGGCCCCAGCGCGATCCGAACCGGCCGTGCCCGTACGACCCGTTTGGCGATGTTGTGCCACGCCCGGCCGGGACCATTGCCCAGATCACTGGCAAGACCGAGCCGGAGGCAATGCTCCGCCGGATCGTCCGCGCCTGCTATCGTGATTGGCAGTCGACTGACGAGGCGAAGGCGCACCACATGGCTGTCCGACTATTCGAACAGCTGACGGGCCGGTACGACGCCGAGGCCGCTATGCGCGCCGTCTTCTGGCGCGAGATGGACGGCAACACCGCGCAGGCGACGGAGATTGGCGTTGGTGCCGAGGACCAGCGACGGTTGCGGTGGGATTTCGACCGCGACCGATGAAGCGACCCGGCCGGTTCTCACCGTCTTCGCCCTCTCGCGACGGACGCGCGGCTGGCGCAGTGCGCTGAAGGAGATTAGATTGGAGCGAGGGTCGCCGGATATGATCCCTTACGGAACCGCTCTCGCTACGAGCGTAACCGTCGCGCCGGCCACGCTGCCCGAGTATAGGTTGGTCAGCAGCCCGAGCAGCGAGGTCCGCCAGCAATGAACCGAAACTGACGTCTGCGATCGTGCGGTATAATTGCAGGTGATCGGGTTCGACGTGTCCATCGCCTGGGCAAGATGGACCACCGCCGGCGTCTTGGTAAAGCCGACGGCCGAATAGTCCCACGTTGCATTGCCGGCGGCGTCGAGCACGACATCCTTCTGCGCCACCATCGCCTGCTGGGCGAGCTGCGCCTGCATCGTAGATAGCTGCGCCTGCATCGCGCCGTTGGCCGCAGGTGGTACATATAGGCCCTGCGCGGCGGCGGGCATGGTGCTCGCCGCCGCGAGCGCGATTACTGCTGCACGCATGCTCTTGCTCCATTGGCCGGGACGCTGATCGCCAGCGCCGAGGCGATGATGATGGTCTCGCCCGCGCCGTTGTCGTTCGCGGTGTAGAGGCGACAGCGCATGGCGGCCGCGCGGCCGACGCCGATCGTGATCGACAGCGGCGCGGTGTTGCGGTTGACGACGACGAAGCCGCGCTTGTCGCCCGGGTTGACGAACGGCGTCACCTGCACGCCCGCCGGCATCGAGGCGTAGAGCAGCGGTTGCACCCTGGCACCCACCAGCAGGTTGTCGCTGAAGGTGCGCACCGCGTTCACGTTGTAGGACTGGCCGATGTATTCGCCATGGCCGACGCCCGGGTAAGGGTCGCCGGGCGTGCTTGGCGCCTGGCCGAAGGGTGCGGGCAGGCGGACCGCATTGACCGCATAGCCTTCGGTGTTCCCATCGGTCCCCGTCTGACCCATCTGCTTGAACAGGTGGATCATCGGGTTGTGCGTCGGCGCGCGGCCGAGCGTCAGGAAGTGCGCCTGGACGAGCGCGGTGTTGGCGAAGCGGCGGGCCGGGTCGTCGTTCGGGGCAGCAAGGCTGAAATATTCGAACTCGTTGTTCGCGACCGCCTTGCCGCCCGATTGCGTCATCCACGACGCCATATTGGTCCGTGCATAGTCCGCGTCCGCGCCATGGTCGGGGATGTAGTGCAGCGTCGTATGATCGATCTCGGCATAGACCGGATCGGCGAGCAACTCGGCCGGGATCGGCTGATAGCTCCAGGCATTGATGCGGACCTGATTGGCCTGCCCGCCCCATGTAGACAGCACCGACGATGCGCGGATCTTCGGAACGACCGCCTCCAGCACGTCCACATATTGCTGCGCCGACGCGTAATAGGTGTGGCCGTATCCGGCGCTGGTCTGGTTGCGCGGTTCGTTGGCGAGCGCAAAGCCGCGGACCGGCGCGACATTCAGATGCAGATATTCGAGGTCGTCAACGATGGCCGAGCTGAGCGCCGCCAGCTGCGCCGCATACTGCGTCGGGTCTGTCGTCCGGATGCTTTCGAGCGTGACCGAGCGGGCATAGCTGCCGCCCGCCCAGATCTGCGCGGGGTCGACGCCGTTGGTCGTGCTGCCGCGCCCGCCGGAGAAGCTGCTGTTCGTCTTCCAATAGGGCGCGAGTGACCAGTATTCGGGGAACAGCCCGCCGCCGGCCGACGCGACATTGGCGAGCATGTTGGCCAGCGAGCTGTTCTGACCCGCCCACCGCTCGCCGATGTTGCGGGCAAGGCCGGTCGGCCCGTCGACGTTGCGGAACCCGCGATAGGCGAAGCCGAGCGGAAAGCGCAGGAACATATACCCGCGGCCGTCGCCCGGAAACCACTCGTTCTTAAGCCGCGCCTGCTCGGCGCTGGTCAGGCTTGCGGGGAAGCCCCATTGCGCAGGCTGGTTCTCGATCGCGGTGGTGGTCAGGCTCGAATCGAAACTGTCCGCTTGGATCTCGACCTGCGGCCCCAGCCAGGTCTGCTGGGCGGTGACGGTCGACCAGTTCGCGTCGACGAAGCTGGCGGTGCTCGCGATCCCGCTCGGGACGGTCGGCGCGGCAAGCCGATAAGGGTGATCGGCGGGCAGCAGCGTCTGGACGCCGTAGGCCCAGGCGATCGCGCCCTCGACGCGCTGCACGTTCGCGCGGCTCGTGCCCGCGGGCAGCACCACGACGTCGAAGATATCGAGGTTCGCGCCCTGGTTGGCGCCATAGGCGTTGCCGACCGACATTCGCAGGTTGGCGTTGATGCCGCTTCCCGCGCCGGCGATCGCGGGCTCGACGCCGTTGATCCGGCCGCCGAAGGTCGCGCCCTGCGTCCCGACCTTCTCGATTGTGACCAGCTCGAGCCGGTCCGCGGTGTCGGTCTTGAGCGAAACGCCGCTTCCGGCGGCAATTCCGTGAACGAAGGTGCGGCCGAGCGCGCTGCTGTCGTTGAAGCCCAGGACGGACAGGAAGTTCGAGGTGCTCGACCCGAGCGCCGAGCGGATCGCGGCCGTCGTGCCGACGCGCACCCGCTGAAAGGTGACGATGATGTCGCCAGCGCTGCCGCTGGGGGCCGTCAGTGAGCCGGCGGGTGCGTTGTACCGATCGGTCAGCCGGCCGTTGTTGACGCGCAGCGGCGAGACGCTGAGTGTCCCCAGCGTCTCGGCCGGCGCGACCACGCCCCGCGTCGTGGCCGAGCTCGCGGCGTTGCCGGTGCCGGCCGACAGGGCGTCACGCGCGTTGCCGGACAGGTCGCGGATCGTCTCGACGGGCGCGCCGGCGGTCGCCTGTGTCCCGTCGACCGCGCGGAAGCTCGTCGGATCGGTGGCGCTGTACCAGAGCTTGGGCGCCGCCATGTTGACGGTGAACGGGATTTCGGTCGGGAGGACGGGCGCGATCGACGCCAGCTGAAAGCGCGCACGAAAGCCCGGCGGCGCGCCGACGCGGATCTGCGCGTCGGCGATCGAGCCGATCGATAGCGCTGCGAGCAGCAGCGCGTGGATCATCCGCCGCATCACTGGGCCACCTGGCTGCTGACCTTCAGCGTCACCGCCGCGGTCGAGAAGGCGAAGACCGCGGTGCTGGCGCCGGCCGGCGGCGTGAACAGCGTGCCGATCGTTGCGCCCGAGGGGATGAGATAGCTGTAGCTCGTGGCCGAGCAGCTCGCCCCCTGACCGCCGAAGCACAGATAGACCGCGGCCGTCGGCGAGGTGATTGCCTGGACGGTGAAATAGACCCGCGCGGCGCGCTGCGCCCCCGTCATCGCCGTCCCGCCGACGTCGGCGTCGATCTGGGCGGCGGTGTTGGCGACCAGCGCAACGGCGTTGCTATCGAGATACTGGACCTGCTGCGACTGGAGCGCGCCGCGCGTGTCGGTCGCGATCGCGCGAAGATTGCCCGCCGGGCCGACACCGGCCACCTGCTGGGCGTTCGCCGGCGCCGCTGACCCGGGCGCCGCAATCGTCCCACTGGACGGCGTGCTGACGAACAGCGGGTTGCCCGCCGATCCGCCCAGGCCGCTCGAACCGAGCTGCACCGTCCAGGACCCCGCCTGCCCCACGGACCAGGCCCCCGACTGGGTGACGGCGTGCGTGCCAACCGTGAGAGTGCCGCCGAGCAGCGCTTCCAGTTCCTTCGCGCGGATCCGCAGCTGCCCTTGGCTGTCGCTAATCGCCGCAATCCAGTCCCCATCGGCCGAGACCTCCGCCGCGCTCGGCGTGTCGCGCCGGCGCAGCTGCAGCGCGGGCGCGATCGGGTTGGCCGGTGCGACGGTATCTTCGGTATATTCGGTCCCAGCCGTGCCGCCGCCACCACCGCCCGTGCCGCCCGTCACCGGGAGCGGGTTGACCGTCGAGACCGCGATACAGCTGTTATCGGGCTGGGTGACGCAAGGGGCTGTCAGCTGTGCCCAGCCGTTAGGCGAGTCGCTGACACGCGACGACTGCGCCGTCTGGGCGAGCGCCGGGCATGCGGAAATGGCGAGCAGCAGCGCGGCTGCCCGGAAGAACATCTTCATCGACCGGTTCCTTCAGGTTGGATCAGTTGGGCTGGGCGCACTCGGCGGGCGTCTTGCCCGTGCGGAAGATTACCTCGACACACCCCCACAGGCGGTTGTTGCCGATCGCGCGATTGTTGCCGCGCTCGACGGCGCCGATCGCTTCGCCAAGGCGCTCGTAGACCTCCTCGAGGACGTTGCGGCTGATGCGCACCTCGTCGCCCGCGCGTGGCGTCGCGGTCAGCGGCTTCAGCTTCTCGGTCCGGGTGAGGTCAGTCTCGCGCTTCGGCAGCTCCGGCCGCTCGGTTCGCACGCGCGACGCCTTCATTGAGCCGGTTGCGCACCCGCTCGACAGGAGCATCGGGCAGATCGCGAGGCACAGCATCGCCACCCGGCGTCGATGCAGGCGGCTGCGGGGCGGGAAGTGCATCGAACGCATCGCGGATTTCCTTTGTGGTGAGGTCGATGTTGATCGAGGCGTCGGCATTGCGGCGCTCGACGTCGGCGGCCACGGTCCGGGCGGCGCTCGCGGCGGCCTTCTCGTCCTGCCGCCCGACGATCACCGGGGTCGGGTCGCTCTTCGGAGCGCAGCGATTGAGGCCGAAGACGATCAGAGCGAACAGCGCGGCCGTGACGACGATCACGACGACGCTGCTGCCGAGCTTGCGGATGCCCTCGCCCGTCATGCCTCGTTCCTCGACAGGGGGCGGCCGGCGACGGTGAGCCGGACCGGCGAGCCGCCGCGGGCGAAGCCGCTCGGCCAGCGCCGCGCGATGCAGCGCTTCTTCTCGATGCGCGCGATCGTGACCGCGTCACCCTGATTGCCGCCGAGCACATGATAGGCACCGGCATCCTCGCCGACGTAGAAGCCGACATGCCCGCCGCCGGGCCGGTCGAAGACGACGATCGCCCCAGGGGCGAGCTGGTCGGCCCGAAGCGGGCTTCCCCAGGTGGCCCACGCCTTCGCGCGCACCGCCACTCGCATCCGGTGCATCCCATCGGCTGCGAGGTCGATGCCGCCGCGATCGAGGCACTCGGCGACGAACAGGCCGCACCACGGCACGCTGTCGGCGTTGTAGGCGATGCCGAGCACTTTCACGCCGAGGCGCTTGGCCCAGCCAAGGATCGTCGGGTTGTTGGCGGCGCCCGGCGCTTCACGCGTGCCGAGCTTCGCCCGCGCGGCCTTCATCCACGCCGGTTCGAGGTCCGTCATGTCGTTCCTTTCAGGAGGTCGAGGTCGTCAGCCGGCCGGCTTGTCTTCGGCCGCGTTCGGATCGATCATCCGGCGCACCCACTTCATCGCGATGTTGATGATGCCCGCCCCGATTGCGCCCATGCCGGTGCCGAGCATCAGCGCCATCAGCGGCCCCGGGCGCTGCGATGCGATCGCGCCGGCCGTGAACATCAGGGTCAGCGCCGAGACCGGCACGTCGACCGTCCAGCGATGCGCCACCCGGTCGGTCTGGCTGACGTAGAAGCGGACGGCGAGGCAGGCGCACAGGCCCGCGATCATGCTGCCCGCCTCGAACGGATAGCCGAGGAAGTGCCAGACCGTCGGCTGCGAGGTCTGGATCGTCGCGCCGACGTCCGCCGCCAGTGCGTTCGCCACCGGCACTGCTGCTCCCATCGTTGCCCCCGCACGCCAGATCACCGCGTCACCACGACGCCGACGGCCGCCACGCCGCTCAGAAAAAGGACCGCCGCCGGGCGCTTGAGCATCGGCAGGCTCGCCCAGAAGTCGATCGGGAAGGGTCGCTTGCGCAGCTGCTCGACCATGCCGCGCGCCGACAGGTAGCTGAGCGCCAGGCCGCTCAACCCGAACATCATCGCGACCGGGTCGATCAGGCGCTTGGCGAGGAGGAACTTGGCCGTCCCGACCGGATCGAGCGGGTCCCAGCCCCAGATCGTCACCGCCTCGGCGCCGGCGCGCAGCGCGATCCCGGCGGAGAAGGCGAGCGCCGTCAGCCGCCAGATCGTGACGGGGTGGTCGAGCCGGTCCTCGCGCCGCCGCGCCCAGGCACGCCGCGCGAGATCGACCACCATCATCGTCGCCAGCGCGCACGCGGCGGTCATGATCCAGAGGTTGACGACGACGAGCCATCCATGGCCGTCAAAGCTGGCGGGCGCGACGGTAGCGGGGCCGCTCGCTATGGCTTCCGCCGCAAGGCCGATCGTCTCGTTCATGCGCGCGCGCCCGCGCGGCCGGCATCCGCCGTCCGATACTGCATCATCCGTCCTTTCGTGCTTGGGTAGCTTCAGCCGGTCAGCTGCCGTCGCCGCCGATATCGAACCACGGGAGCAGGGCCTTCGCCTGCGGCGTATCGACGGGGTTGAGCGTGTTCTGCGGCCCGAGGAAGAAATGGTCGGTCGGCGCGACCCGCGAGCCGCCGACCCATGCGGTCCACCCGCGCACGACGTCACGCGAGGTATTGAGCAGCTGCATCATGTTCGGCAGCTCGATCGCGCATTGCTCCTGGCCGGCGACCGCCGGATCGGAGACGCCGAACTCGCCGAGCTGGATGAAGCGCTCGCCCGGCGCTTCACGGCACCAGGCGATCATGCCGCGGAGCAGATAGCCCGAACTGATCGTGCAGGTGCCCGCATCGCTGCCCGCGCCCGACCGATCGGGGTTCAGATACTGATGCGGCGTGAAGTCCATGTTGCCGGCGGGATCGACGATGCTGGCGAGCGCATCGGCATTGCCGCTCGACAGCCACGACCAGCCCCCCGACGACGCGATACCGGGCAGCAGCACCCGGCCCATGAAGCCGGTCGACCGAATCGCCTGTACCGCCCCGCGCGCAAGCCGCGCCCACTCCTTGGCCAGCCCGTGCGCCGGCTCGTTCATGACGTCGATCTGTACCCAGTCCTGAAGCGCGAGGTAGCGCGTCGCGAGCTTGCGCAGCAGGTCGTAATAGGCCTCCGGCGACGGCGAGGTCGTTGGCGTGATCAGGTCGTTGGACACCCCGGGGAGGCGCAGGCGGCCGTAATTGTGGATGTCGACGATCACCCGCATGCCGCGCTTGACCGCATAGCGGATGATGTCGTCGATCCGGGCCATGTCGAAGCTGTCCGAGCCGTTCCAGACGCCGGCGAACCCGCCGTCGTAGAGCGGGCCGAACGGCACGCGCTGGATGCGCTCCCAGCGGACCGGCAGGCGGATGATGCCAGCACCCTTCTGCCACCAGTAGAACAGCTCCTGGTGACGATAGTCGTCGATGTCCCAACCCGTAGGCGGGACGTTGAACTCGGGCCGCGCCGGATAGCGATAGTCGACGCCATAGGTGCCCGGGATCGTCGTGCCGGATCCATGCTCGCCGCCCGAGAGGTTGACGCCAGTGAGGAAGGCAGGCGTCGCCGGCAGCGTCACTCCGCCCAGCAGCGCGACTGCGTCAGCCGCCACCACGCGGCTCGTCCCGCTCGCGGCCGACAGGCGGACGCCGTGCAGCGCCGTCCCCTCGAACCCGGGCGCGATCTGGCGCGACCAGCTGAAGCTGCCCGTCCACGTCGCGTCGACCGCGATCGTTCCGGCGCCGTCATAGGTGACGTGCGGATCCGCGTCGGCCGCCGCCTGGAGCGCGGCGTGGAAGCCCGTCGTGAAGGCGGCATCCCCGGCGTTGCCGGTCGCCGCGATCGCGACGCTGGCGACCGAGACGCCGGTCTCACTAAACAGCGTATAGGTGACGACGTCGCCGGGCATCGGCCGCGGCGGGGTTACCTTGATCTGCCAATAGCTGGGCGTCGGTGACTGCGAGGTATCGCGCACCCACTTCGATACGGTGGTCGAGAAGGCGACGATCTCAGGCGCCGAGATCTGGTCGATGATGAAGTCGACCTGTTCCTGCGCGTCCTCGGTCAGGCCGTCGGCGAGCGCGGTGCGCGTATAGTCGATGATCTCGCCCGCCCCGGGGCGATAGCGGACGATGATCCCGTTGACGCCGCCGGTGCCCGGCCAGGCGAAGCCGTCCGACCCGGTGTACGGGTTGATCTGCTCGCTGACCTGCCAGCCCGCGGCCTCGAACGCGGCGCGGATCGTCGGGCGGAAGGCGGTCGTCCAGTCGGCTTGGCCGTTGGCGGTGTTCACGCTGAAGACGCGCATCGTCCAATCGGGCGAAAAGTTCTCTGCCTGGATGCGGTTGGTGAAGCTCTGCCCCTCGTCGATTCCCGTCCCCGGCGTCAGCGAGGTATGCCGCAGCGACGGGGTGCCCGGCGGGGTGAACGACGTGTCGCGCACCCAGCGGCTCATCACGCCGCGCTTGATGAGGCCCGGTACTGCATTGCGCAGGAAGACGTCGAGCTGCTGAAGACCCTCCGTCCGCAGGTCGAGCGCCGCGCGCCGCGTAATGTCGATCGGCAGCTCGTCATAGCCGGGGCCGAGCGTGATGCGTCCCTTCGAAGCGGTGATCCGCTCATAGGTCGCGCCGCGCGCAACGCATGCGGCCACCGCCGCCTTTTCAAAGGTCTGCGTCCAGTCGGCGTCGCCCGCCAGCGCGCCGGTGATCTCGATCTCGACGGTGGCGCCCTCGATTGGGTTGTAGACCCGGATGCGGATGTTCACGAGATCGCCCTCGTCGACGTACTGCGGCGTCGTCGAGCCGATCTCCCAGCGCACGGGACCGGTCGCCAGGACCGTTGCCCCTGCCGCGTCGAGGATGTTCACGCCCATCGGTCAGGCGACCAGGTCGCCCGAGAGTACCCATTGCGCGCTCGTCCCGTTGGCGTTCCGCTTCACCAGCGCCGCGGCGACCGCGTCGACCCCGGCGGTCTTAGTATAGCCCTGCCGATGCGAGACCGTGGCACCGGCGAGCCCGGTGAAGGTCACCCGCCCTGTCAGGTCCTCGATCACGCCGACCCGAAAGCCGACCGGCAGGTTGTTCGGCAGGCGCAGCGTCATGTTCGCCGCACTGCTCATCAGCAGCGTCTTGCCGTTATGCGCGGCCGTCAGCGTGAACGGCGTCGCGGTCACGACGATGATATCGAGTTGCAGCTCGAGAATCTGACGCGCCGGGCACGGCCGCAGGATTTGGGTCACGCCGTCCTGCAGGGTGATCGGATAGAAGCCGTCGCCATTCGGGCCGCCGTCCGCCGTGCCGGTCAGATAGTCGATCAGGTCGTCGCGAACGACGCCATAGCCGGAGATCAGGTTGTTGACGGCGCCCAGAAGGTCGGTCGTTTCGCTCATTCGATCGGCTCCAGTTGCCCGTCGACCACGCGGTGCGTGGCGTCGAGATCGGCGCGCAAGTCGTCGATGGCTAGCGGCAGCCAGGCGGCGGCCATGGCGGCCGCGCTCGCCGCGATGTTCGCCTCGCTGCCCTCCATCATCTGGAGAATGGCGCCGGTGACAGGATCGTAGATGACAGCTCGCATGGTCCTCACTGCGTGTCCGGATAGGCTTTGGCGAAGAGGTTGCGGTTGCGCAGGCGGATGCTGCCGTCAGCGCGCCAGCGGGTCAGGACGGTGTGCGTCCCCGCGGGCATCAGCCGCGCGCCCGAGACAGGGACCGAGTCCTGCGTCTTCGTGCCGGTGACATTGTAGACCGACGTGTCGCCGATCAGCATGTCGAACTCCCAACCGTCGTCGCCGTCGGAGAAGTGCTGCTTTGCGACGAAGCCGGCCTCGATCCATCCCGCCTTGGTCAGCGTGATCGAGCCCGACAGCGCGGTCTGCCACGCACCGCTCGCCCCGCCGCCGAACAGCTCGGCCGTCGCGATCGCGCGCAGCGGGACGACCGCGGTGTTCACCTCGAGCGTGTCGACGACGACCTTGCTCGCGCGCATCGTCCCGATGCCGTTCGCGTCGACGTCGAAATAGATGTACGGCACGCTCGTATCGGGATCGATGAAGCGGATGCGGTCGGCGGTGAAGTCGAGCGCCGACAGGCCGCCGCCGACATAACCTTCGAGCGACGCGAACCGGGCAACGCCGCCGATCACCTCGGCGCGCATAAGGAACCGAGCGAACCCCTCCTCGCCATCCGTCATCGCCTCTAGGACCTGAAAGACAGTGGCCTCGGTGACACCCGACGCGGCCGAGACGGTTGTGACGAGCTGAGCCAGCGCGGACCGGGCGTCACTCTCACGACGGATCAGCGTCTCTACCGCCGCCCCGTCGCCGCCCGGAAACAACCGGGCGCGGAGACGCTGCCGGTCGACTTCTGCGCGGGCCGAAGCGATCAGCTGGTTTATAAGGCCGCGGTCCTGATCGATGATCACCTCAGTCGAGGGGCGGCCGCCAACGTTTTCGGTGTCCTTCGACGTGTTGTCGCCGGTGACGTCGGCGCCGGGCTGCGCAGGCTTCAGATCGTCGATCGGCGTGCCGTCGGCGTATCGGGCTTCGACAGGCCCGGAAAGCATTGCCCAATACGTGCTTCCGATCGCCGGGGTGTTGCCGGTCGAAGGCGTCGCGAAAACATAGAGCCATCGCGACCCGTCGGGCAGGCTGACGATGTTGCCCTCACGGTAAGTCTCGCCGGGCTGGTATGCGCCCACCTCGATCAGCGGCGCCGTGAACGCAATGTCGCCCAGTGCATGAACACGCCAGGCGCGCTCGGCCTGCAGCGCTAATCGCCAGAATGGCTGGGCGATCGGCAACTGCGACACGTCGCCAACGGGCGGCAATGCCGTGCCATCGCTGCGCAGCTCGATCGAGGGCTCGCCGATCGCCACCGGCGAGACAAACAGTTCGCCGAGCCACGAGATGCCGGCGACTGCATTCACGCTGGCAGCAATGCGCTGAATGATGTCGCGAACGGTTACCTGATCGGCAAGCCAGAGCGATATTGGCCAAGGCGCGGCCTGGTCGAGACCGGCGAGCGAGGCATTCGACACCCGGTCCACTGCGCCGGCGATCTCCGCAATGCGCTTGATGATCGCGCCGGGCGTCCGTGCCCAGCCCGTCGAGGCAGCGACATCGCCGCGAAGCAGATAGCTGGGCTGACCTTCCAGTGGAGCGCCGTGCTTGACCCAACCTTCCGCGTTGCAAGTCGCCCACCGTCCGGCTGGGATCGCGGCGGCCTTCAGCGCGTCGAAGGTCGCATAGTTCGCATATGGAGCGCCGAAACGGCTCAGGCGCTCGAGCGCAACGTCTATGCCCACAACCGGGCCGTAGGCTGACAGCTGAAGCATCGTATCGACGCTGTCAGCCAGAATGCCCGGCACGTAGCGCGGCGCGCCAAGCGCGAGCGGCTTCGGCGCCCCCTTGAGCGCCGCCTCGCCCTCTGCACCCGTCGTGCCCTCGTACAAAGCGAGTAGCGGCTTATCGAGCCAGCGGTCATCGACGGCGAAGGCAACGGTCGCCGCCCCGTTTGCGACTTCCGGCTGTTCGGTGACGATGCCGTTGAACCGCTTCGTCCATGCCACCAGAGGCGCGCCAACCTCCCCAGTCCATAGTTCGAACTTGGCATCCGCCAGCGCGTAGCGTGCGAAGTCGGGCCAAGCCGATATTGCCAGTGTCATCGACGAGGATGGCGCGACGATTGCGCCGCCGAAGTCGCCGTCGAACAGGTCGTATCGCAGCACCGGCGACTTAGTGATCGCAGGCCACCACACCGGGGCGCTCAGGTGGCAGATTGCGGGATCGTCATAGTTGGCAGCGCGAAGCACTACGGGCGCACCCGCGACCGGATCCCATCCGGTTATCTGAACGATGACGCCTAGCATCAGATGACGCTCACGAGGTTCAGGGGGACTTCCCAGCCGTCGGCTCGCCGCCAAGTGCCGGAAAGGTCGCCGACTAGCACGCCCAGATACATGCGCCGCTGCCGCATCGGGTCCGCGTCAGGGTCGGTCACGATGGCGATTAGATCGGTGTTGCCGGCTCGTTCGAGCAAAGGAAGCGCGCCTGCCTCTGCCTCGGTTCGGGTCATCCCAGGAAAGGTCAGGCCCAACGTCCGCAGCTTCGCGCCCCGCTGCCGGTCGAGCACGCCGAGCCTGCTAAAGTCGGCGCGGCCAAGATCACGAACGCCAGCCGTCGCGCCAAACTGGAAGTTGCGCGCCAGCCGCAGCCGCTCGCCGATGACGACGCGTGCCGCGTTGGCTGTCCCGCCGGCCGGGTCGATCGTGATGCGCACATAACGGGCAGCGGCAGGCTGGGCCGCGCCCCATAGAGCGTGGCCGCGTCCGCTCACCGGCATCTCGCTGCCAGCCAGAAACGGGATGACCCCACTGTCGAGCGCCGTTGGACCAAACGACGCTCCCTGGGCTTGGGTCGCCGCTTGAAACCGCACCGTCCAGCCGGCGGTGGCGCCGATCGCGCCCAAGACCTGCACGGTGTCGACCGGCCGATCCGACCCCAGGTCGATCAGCAGCGTCGCCGGCCCGACGGCGCCGGCGCGCCACATGACGCCCATCAAATCGTTGCCCAGATAGCCCGGATCATACCCGACCGCGGACGAAGAAGCAGTGACCCCTGCGAAAGGCAGGAGCGGGACAATCCATGCTTTCGCCATCGCCTATCCGAACAGCTCGAGGGTGGTGGTGCCCGCTTCCAGATCGAGCTCTACGCGTGCTGGGATCACCGGCAGGTCGACGGCTTGGGCGGCATCTTTCAACCGATAGGTCGGGATGCCCGTCGCGGGGTCGATCCACAGCAGGGCATGAACCGGCGCACTGAAGCGGCGGCGCTCCGCCCCGATCAGCGCACCGCGCTGCGCGGCTGCCGCTTCTGCGTGCGCCGCGCTATCGAAGAAGCCCTCGGACGGCGGAGAATAGCTCTCCCGCGCGCCCGGGTAACGGTCGTGGACTGCTTGGGATGACCAGCCCCCCAGCGTCGCCTCACGGGTCGCCGCGGCGATATCAGACGGAAGCGCGCTCATGCCGCCGACGCAAAGCCGCGGGCCGCGCCGATGAAGTCGCCGCCGGAGCTACCCGCTCGGCGCACAAGTTCTTCCTGCAGCGCCACCATGCGCGCCAGCAGGTCGTTCGTGCTCTCTGCCATCTCGTTGCCCGTCTGGACCGCGGCGGCCGTCTTGGCCGCGCTATCGGCCGCGGCGCGCGCCAGCGCATCGCTGGAACCGATCGAGGACGCATTGTCGATGCGCTCGATCGCCGAAGCCGTCGCCTTCTGAATGCGATCGAACTCGACGAAAAAGGCGTTGGTAGAGCCGTAGAGCTGCCGCTCGACATCGAGGAAGGTTTGCGCCGCTTGCTGGTATTTGTCCTGGTCGATCGACTGCCCGGAAGCGATCTGGTCGAGGTATGGTTGGAGCGCGGCGCGTGCCGCCGTCTCCTGATCGCGCAGCGATAGGGGGCTGGCATTGCCGGCCTTCAGACCTTCGAGGAACGATTTCAGACCCGCGGCCGCGTTGGAGGTGCGCGTCTTCGCGTCCGCCAGCTCCAGATTGTAGAGCTGCTGTGCTTGCGCCATCTGCGCTGCGCCCGCGCCGCCCTCCTTCAGGGCCGCGAAAATCTTGTCGAAGCGCTCGGTGACCTCGTCGACGGCGGCCCCGACCGGGTCGAGACGCTGCTTGAGCATCTTTGGCACGCTCTCGATCAGGCTGGCCTTTTCGATCGCCTGTTCGAGGTTCTGGCCAGACCGCAGGATCGCCAGCGAGGCGTCGCTGATGCCCGACAGCACCCCGTCCTTGAGCGCGTCGGAGATCGCGAACCGGATTGCTTCCTCCTCGGTCGCGAAGGTGATCGCGCCGGACCCCTTCACGCCGCCGATCGCCTTGCCCGTCGTGTTAACGCGGATCATGTCCTTGTAGGTGCCGATCCGCACATCGCTCGAACCGGTGATCTTGGCGCCAAGTTGCTTGGCAATGCCTTCGAGGCCGGATGCGACCGCACCGGCGAGCGACGACGCCTGCGCGCTTAGTTGGGCGCTGGTGCCTGACGCGCCACCTGCAGCGAGATTGCCATACTGGTTCGTCGTGATGCCCGCGCTGCCCGACGTCGACTTGCGGAATAGCCCGCTGATCAGATTGCCGGCGATGCCGCCCAGGATCGATCCGATTGGACCAGCCGCGCCGCCGATCGCCTTGCCGAGAGACCCACCGATCGCCTTGGTGATCGTACCGCCGAGCGCCTTACCCGCGACGTTGCCGAGAATGCCGCCAACGCCCGAGGCGAGCTTGTCATTTTTGCCGCCACCGATCGCCGCGAAAATCGATCCGCCCGCCTGGCCGAGGTTGAGGCCGTCGATCACCGTCGGGAGGTGCGTCTTAAGCGCATCGGTGATGTTCTGCGGCACCTCGATGCCGAGCCGCCCAAGGCGATCGGCAAAATGGTCGATGACGACACCCGCGATCCCCGCCTTGTCGCCGAGCGCCGATGCGGCATTGTCGAGTGCCCGTGCGGAAGCGGTCACCACAATGTCGGCGCCATCGCCATTGTCGTTCGCGGCCAGGCCGGTCGCCGGTCGATCTCGCAGCGACCGAATCAACTCGTCGCTGAAATCCGCGGGGATCAGCGATGCCGCCTGCGCCGATGCGAACGGCGCACCTTGAGGGGCTGTTCCAAGTTCAGCCGACACACGGCGGACGGTTGCCGCGAAGTCTTCCAGTGCGCGACCGGCGTCATCGGCATGACTGCCGAGCACACGACCGGCTGAACCCAGCTGCTCTTTCAGCATGTCCGCCGGCGTGGTCCCGCCCGAGCGGCGCCGGACATAGTCCTCTACCGCCCGATCGAGACCGCCGAACAGGCTTTCCGACAGCAGATTGCGCTGCATCTGCTTGAACGCATCGGCGGTGCCCGTCAGCAAGCCCTCCAGCGCCTTGCCGGGGCGGCGCTCCGCGCTAGCCAGGAAGTCGTCGAACGTGCGCTGAAGGTCGCCAACCGTGCCGACATAGACCCCGACCACGCGGCGCTGGTCTTCCAGTGCGTCGGCAATGGCCTTCTGCTGCGCGGCCATCGCGTAAAGGTCGCGGAGGCGCTGTTCGTCGAGCTGCTGCCCAGCCTCCTGAAGGCGAAGGGCATCCTGAAGCGCCACCGCTTCGACGTCACGGCCCTGCAGGATCAGGTGCTGGATCGCGAGGCCTTCGCGCTGGCTGCGCACGAACTGCTCGTACGGGCGATTGAGGCCCTGCTCGATCACGGAGAGCGACGCGCGCGCGGCGGCTACGATCGCCTTGGCGTTCTCGTCGAGCTTGCCGGTCGCGGGATCGATGCGCCCCTCGAAGTCGGCGATGACATCGCGCAGCTTGCCCGCATCCAGCCGCGCTCGATCGATCAGTCGCGGCTGTTCGTCCCAGGTGGCATTGATGCGATCGACCGCGTCGTATGCCCGTTCGGCTTCCGCCGCGAGCCGCTTGGCCGCCTCTTCCTGCGCCTTGTAGCTGTCGGCAGCGGATGGGGCACGGCGGAAGCCAAGCACGTCCCGGCGCGCGAACGCCTGCGTCGACACGCTGTCGCCCTGATTTCCGCCGGTGACCAGCACGCGACCCTTGCTGTCGGTACCCGAGTAGAAGCCGACGTGACCCTGCGCAGCGTTGTTGCCGCGGCGAAGGACGACGATATCACCCTTGTTCGGGCTGTCAGTGTTCTCCCCGAAGCCGAGAAAGGACCGCGCCGAGAGCGAGCCGGTCCCTTTGATGCCCTGTCCCGCCAGCACGGCATTCACGAACGCGGCGCACCACGCCACCTTCTCGGGATCGACGTTCATCCCGCTGGTGCTGAACAGATCCTTCAGGGTGGCGCGGCCCGCCCGCGTGTCCTCGCGAGTGCCGACGTAGCGCTGGGCAGCGGCAAGGATTTCGGAACCGCGCTCGCTTTCCAGCTGGTTGCCGATCGAGGTCGCCCGGGGCTTCCGCTTGTCGGCGCGGGCCGCCTCTCGCGCGGCTTCAAGCGTGCGCTCTTCGGCGGCCAGCCGCTTCCGATACTCACTCTCGTTGATCCGGCGGGCAACGAACTGCTCGTTCAGCGAGGCCAGTTGGCGCTCGTAGCGCCCCGTCGCCGCCGCGACGGCGTCGGTGGCTTCTGTGACCTGCCGGCGGAGAAGGGGGATCTGAGCTCGGCGCTCATCATCTTGCGCGGAGATACCTTCCCGGAGGATCGAATTGTAGCGATCGACCTGCGCTCTGAACCGCTGCTCTGCTCGCACCAATTCGGCGGCGGCCGCCTGCGATTGGCCCGGCGCAATCGAACCAACGCCGAGCGTCGTCGCCTGTCGGCGCGCTTCCATAAGATCGCGACGGGCCCGCTCGACCTCCTGCTTCTGAGCGTCGAGGCCTTGCCGAATGTCGACAACGCTCTGTCGGCTCTGATCCAGCCGCCCCTGATCCAGCTGCTGGCGCGTCTTAATTTCGCGCTCGAGCTCGTCGTTCAGCGCGCGCTGCTTATCGATGACGCCATCGAGCGACTTCTCGTAGATCACCTTGGCATCAGCGGCCCGGCGGCTTTCCAGCGCGTCCTCGCGCATTTTCTTGACCAGCTTTTCGGTCGCGTCGCCGCCTTCGAGCAGCTTCGCGATCAAAGGGACGAGCGCCGTGACCGCAACGACGGCGGCAACGCCGCCAAAGCTGCTCAGCGCCGCACCGACCCGTCCGACCTGCCCCCCGAAGCCTGAAAGCGAACCGGCGGCTTGCGGCAGCTGCTGCGCGAACGCGGTGAATGCGGATTGGCCGCTCACCACCTGGACAGTGAAGTCCTGCAGCTGAAACCCAAGGTTCTGCATCGCCGCGCGCTGCTGCCCTGCGGAGACGACGTATGCGCCGCCTGCACGCGTCAACTCGGTCGTGGTCACCGTCGATGCGCGAAGCTGGCCTTGAACGGCTTCCAGCGTGACGATGCGCTGTCGGGCCTCCGAAGCCAGCCGCTCTTCGGCTGCCGCCGCGACCATTGCGGCATCAGCGTCGAGCCGCAGGACCTCGATGTTCCCGCGCCCGGCGGCTGCGGCGCCCAGCATCGCTTGCTGCATCTCGCGCAGCGACGCGGCGCGCGCATCGGACGCGGCGGCGGCCTGACGAAGTGAACCGATCTCGCCCGAAAGGTCGAGCGATCCGGTGGCGGTGCGCGGGATCGTCAGTGCCTGCTCGGCGATTTTCCGGACGTCGGCAAACGACGCATTGAAATCGGTGCGGATCGCCTGAGCGGTCGATTTCGCCCGCGTTCGAAGCTCGGCAAAGCGTGCGCCCGTCTCCGAGCTGAACTGATCAGCGCGCAGCTGGAGGCGCGCGACGATGTCGACATTCGACATATCAGGATCCTCCAATGCTATATGCGTCGACCGCGATTGGTCCAGGCGACAGATGGGTGGAAAATGAGACTGGCTTTTTTAGCCGCGGTGGCCGCGCTTACGGCCTGCTCCGGCGATCCGGTGAAAGAGGCTCAGCGCGAGTACGATTTCATCCGCGAGCAAGGGGGCTCACAATCTGAACTGTGCGATGCGGCCAGAAAGTTAAGGTCGGCGGCCGTAGCCGCGAGTGACCAAAGGTCGTTTGAAAGCGCCAAACTGTCAGAGACGATGCACTGCAGAAACCGGATCGCGTATTAGGCTCGACCACCCCTCAACGCTGCGACCTCACGAAAGAACAGCGCCGCCAGTTCACCATCGCTGGCATTGATGATCGGCTCTACCGCGACCGAATTGCGGTGCTTCACCATAGGCAGCAAGACGAAGATGATTGCGGTCGCCTCCCGACGCGAGAACCCGCGGCGCGCGTCCGCCGCCTGGCGCTTGCCGGTAAGCGGCTTGAACGCGGTGTATGTCCCCCGCGCGGTCTGCACCGTGCCGCGATCCGCCACCAGCAGGGACGCCCGGCCGCGGCGATAGACGAAGCGAAGGCGAACGCCGGTGCGCTGCTCCCATTCGCCGGGCGTCAGATCGCGCCCGCGCCCGCGGTTTCCAGCGGCGGCGGTGGGGATCGCAAGAAACTGGCCGCTCTTACCCTTTACCGCACCGGGCCGCGTCCAGAACTGAAACGCGCCGCGTGTGCGCGCCCCGCCTCGTAGCCAAACAGTGCCCGCTGGGTTCTTGGCTGGTCCATCCTTCGGATAGGCGGTCGACTGCCAGGCGCGCCACAGCTTGCCGGGCACCCCGGCGCGCGTCGCATCCTCCAACCGCTTCTCAAGCTGGCGGGTGGCCCCGCCGACCGCGCGCGTGCCGGCGGTGAGATAGTCCCGGACGATCCGGTCCCCCGCCTGGGTGAAAGCGCTGTCCTCGAAGGCCAGATCGACGCCGTCAGCCATCCGACTTCTCCAGACGCTCAAGCACGAGGAACGCGTCCAGCAACGCGGCGGGCTGTTCGGCTGGTGAGCCGGGGCAAGGGAGCGGCTGCCCCATCATCGGCGAGGAAAAGCGCCGCGTCGTGAACCACAGATCCACGACCGGCCAAACCCACGCCGGCAGCGTCAGGCGCGGGTTTTCTTCGTAACGGCGGCCTTCGATTTCCCATCCGCCTTCGACGAACCGTCCGAAAGCGAAGTCTGCTGGTCGCCGCCGGACGGTTGCGGCGGCTGCGAGTTTCCCTCCGCTTCCTCGTCAAGATACTGGAGGGCGAAGGCGCGGTTGCCCGCCGCCATCATCTCCAGCTCGGGCACGGCCGAAAGCGCCTTCTCGGTTACCATCCCGTCGAAGCCGAGCGAGAACTCGATCGACTGGCCGCGATTGCTCGTCACATTCTCCCAGCCGACACAGAAGCGCCGAAGGGCGACGATTGGCGCGAGCTCGTTGCGGCGCGCCATCTGAGCCAGCAGGTCCCTATACTCGGGCCAGTGCTCCTCCATGATCGCGCGGGTCTGAACGAGGACGCGGCGATCGTCATCGGTGAGCGAGGCGGCATCCTCCTGCTCGGTCGCGATCAGCGCAAGGATCGCGTCGAGTTCGCGATCGTCACGAAGCAGCGTCTGCACACCGCTCACGATCGCGGCGCGCAGTTCGAAGCCATAGACGCGTCCGGCGCGCAGCGTGCCGGACAATTCGGCTTCCATCTGCGCTCGCTCGATTACGCCCGCCGCGCGCAGGTAGAAGCGGGGCGGGCTGGGCTCGGCTTCACGCCAGGGCGGGACGAAGAGGACCTTGTCGGTCGTGCTGGCCACGATCATCTTACGAGAAGGCCAGAATGCGGTCGCCGTCGCGGCCGTAAGCGTCCTTGCCGCCTGAGAGCAGCTGCAGCGTCATATTCTCGGATACGAGGCGCCCGCGAGTGGCTTCCTCGCTGCTGACCGGCTGCGCGATCGGCCCGACGAACGACCAGCGGTTGCCCGCCTGGCTGCCGTACCGGAACACCGCCGGCATGCGGACGCCGTTGCCAATGTCGGTGATCGTGTCCCGGTTGGCGATCAGGGTCTTCAGCGGGTCGACCGTAATCTGAGATGCGCGGTCGACGATCTGCCCGGCGCCGAAGCCGTAGGGCGTGTTCGGATCGTCGACATTCTCGATCTGAGACCCCGGATCGAGCGACCACGACGAGATCGTCAGCGGCTTGCGGTTGAGCAGCGCCGCCTTCGACGTTGCCGCGCCCTGCACGAGGACCGGTGCGCTGTGCCCGGCGATCGCAAGGTTCGCGGGAATGGCCGCGTCGACCTCGCCGTCATAGATGCCGGTGATGTTGAAGGTCGCGTAGCCCGGCCGGGCATTCTGGCCCTCGATCGCCATCGTCGCGCGGCAGGAACGGTAGCGCTTCAGCGTGCCGTCACGATAGATGTAGATGGTCGCCGACGGTTGATCGGACAGGCGCGCGGCCTGATCGGTGGGCGACGTCTGCGCGTACGTCCACATTGCAGGCAGGCCGACGCTCGAGGTCGCATCGAGCGGCGGGTCGAAAGTGTCGGCCAGCGTCGCGACCCGCCCAGCCGAATAATCGACGACGGACGGCGTGGCGCCTGCACCTGCGCCTGCGATGACGCTCAGCGAGGCGCCCAGAAGCGCGCGAGCAATCGCTGGGAAGGTATTCGCCAGCGTGACCGTGTTGGCCGTGCCGGCGGTCGCAGGAGCGGCCACTATCGCGGCATGAAACTGCGGCTTCCAAGCCGCCATGGCGAGCGCCTGGTGCAGCGGCGGCTTCACCATGGCGGTGTACGCCGTTCCGGCGCCAGCGCCCTTGATGCGCGACCGAAAGCTGAACGTGGCGGGCTGGCCGATGATAAGCGGCGCGCCCGCCACCTGCGATCCGGTCGCCTCGTTGGAGGCTTCGGTCGTCCAAGGGCTTGCGGTCGTCACGCTGTCCGCCTCTACCGGGATGGCGTCGAGGGCGGGGTCCGGCACGGCGGGGGTATCGTCGTCGATCTGCAGCTTGAGCAGAACGGCGACCACGTTCTGGCGAATGGTCGGATCGGCCATAGAGAACTCCTTTAGGCTGGGATGGCCGGATCATCCCGGCGGGTCGGAAATGTCAGGGTGAGGTCGAGCGCGAAGCCAAGTCGGCGCTGCGATGCCAGATCGGCGACGGACACGCGCATGGCGCCTTCGGTGATCGTTTCTACGAGGCCGCCGAGCGGCGGCTCCGGCAACAGCGCACGAATAACAGCGGCGTAGAGGTCGTTCATGGCCTCGTGCGCTTCGCGGCCGTCGGCTTTCTCGACGAAGCCCTCAACCATGACGCCGAGCGAGTACCAGGATGCGGTGACGTCATCGGCATCCAGCTGTTGGCCGTCGTCATAGATCGCCAGAGCCGGGAAGCTGATCGGATCGCCGGACGGCATCAGTTCGACTTCGGAGATGGCGGGAGCGTCGATCGCGCGAAGGCGCGCCTCGATCTCCTCGAAGATTTCACCGCGGATCGTCATGCGGCGCCGACCAGTTCGACCACGACTTCCCATTTGCCAATGTCATCACGGCGAGTGACATCGTTGGGCTTCCAGACATGGTCGCCGCGCGTGATGCGGTCGGCTTTCGCGGGGCGCGCTGGGAGCGTCGTCTGTGGTATTTCGAACGATACGGTTCGGGCGGTTGCGCCCGGCCCTTGAAACGCAGGGGCGGAGCCATCTGACCAGATGACATAAACCTCGGTTGGCTGGGGCAGGCCGCCTCCGGCGTAGACGACGACTTCGGAAAATGCCGCGTCGATCGCCGCCAGCGCGGCCTGCGCGCCGATCATCAGTCCGCGCTCTCGCGCGCGTCAGCCTTGGCGGCGGTTTCGGACACCGCATGCCCGACTTCGACAAGCTTTCTGGCGCGATCGGCGTCGATCTGATCCGGCTTTGCGCCAATATCGATGGTCTCGCCCGCGTCGACATAGCTGGCGTCGTTCCGCACGCTGGGCGCGTAAAGTGTGATCTTTTTCATGGGACCTCCGGAGTGGTTGGGGCGGCGCATGGGCGACGCGCCGCCCCGCCATCTGGCGAGGGGAAAGGGGAAACCCCGCCTTCAGGATCAGGCGATCTGGCCGGTCAGAATCGCTCGGCCGATGACGTCGCCGGCGGCCTGCGCCTGCATCGCCGCGCCCACGAGCGTATTGCCCGCGGCCGTCGTCGTCAGACGCTTGTTGGCATCATCGTGGTAGAGCTTGGCGCCCTGCACCCATGCTTCGCCCGCCGCCTTCGCGACGTCGAAGACGCCTTCGCGGCGGGTTTCGACCGGCGCGTTCTGCGCGGCGTCGGCGAGCGCCACGCCGACCATCGCACCCACCTTCACAAGGCCGCCGCTGGCGACCGCGTACGGGGCGATCAGCGTGACCGTTCCGCCCGGCTGCACGAAATTGCGTGCCATTGTCAGTTCTCCTTGCTCGCCGCGGACTTGCGACGCGCGGGCTTGTCGTCGTCGGCCTGCGGCGCGACTTCGGACTGGTGGGGGTTGGCGGGCGCAGCGGCGTCCGCTGCTTCGCCATCGGCGGTGATTTGGTCGACCGGCGTCTGGGCGTTCTGCTTGGCCGAGAAATCGTCGGTGACGTCTTCCGCCGCCTCGTTCTCGAACAGGCGCTCGGCCTCGGCGTCCTCGACATGCAGCACGCCCTCATGGGGGTGCCGCAGCACGCCGGCGACATACGCCGACGTCAGCAGCTTCACGAACTTCATGGGGTTGCTCCTCGAAGGTGCGCCGGGTCGGGCTGACCCGGCGCTGGCTCAGGTCAGGCGCCGGGCTGCTTGTAGCCGGAGCGCCAGTTCACGGCGCCGACGCCGTAGTCATGGCGGACCTTCCACTCGACGCCGTCGACCCGCCAGCCATCCTGGCTGTCGGTGAACGGCTCGGTCACGCCATTGAGGAAGACGACCTCGATCGCCGGGGCGACGTTGGGGTCGGCGAAGGCGTAATAGGCGGTGCCGGCGAGACGCGGGGTATCGACGATGTCCTCGAACATGCCGTTGACGATGTTGGGGCGCTGAAGCTTGTTCACCGCGTCCGGATCGTACTGGCTCTGATTGACGACACGCGCCGCGCCGCCAAGCCCGATCGGAAGCACCAGAATGCTCGGGCGAATGTCGAGGAACTCGTTGCCGCTCAGATCCTTCTGGGTGGCCATGGCGACGCGGATAGCGTCGAACGCCGCGACCGACGGGGCCGCACCAGCCTGGGCGAGGTTGCCGTGGTTGGCGTGGAACAGCGCCACGCCGTCATTCATCGTCGGGTTGCTGTTGAGAAGGGCGTAGACGTCGATCTCGATCGTCAGCTTCGCGGCACGGCCGAGATCGACGGCGAGGCCGGAAAAGACCTCCATGTCGTCGTTCACGATCGCCTGCCGCGACAGGTTGATGATGTTACCCTTCGTCGTCGCCTTGATCGTCTCCTTGGCGAGGTCGGGGATCGGCTTGTTCTTGAACTCGCCGGCCTCGTTCACATTGTCGAGCGCCCCGAACGAGCCGCGCAGGTAGCGGCTGTGTGCGCGGAAGTCGGTGACGGTCCCCGTGCCGGCGAAGCGCGACCAGGTGTCGGGCGTCGTGGCATAAGCTGCCTGCAGCGTGCGGTGGATCGCCTGCTCGAAGAGGACGGGGAAGTCGCTCGTCGTCTGGGTGATGACC